AAGGGGAATGTCACTCCGAGACCCACCTTTTGACTTGAACTTATGTTCATCGCAACTGAACTGCTGCTGTCCGTTATCGACCCGTTGCCTATCGTCCCAGCTGCTGTGAATTTCGGCACTCTGTTTATCGTTCCGCTGCCTCCTATCCTTGCACCTATCAATGCAGCGAGAGAATCGTCACCCTTCTGCCTCCATGCACGGGTGGAGAGGAGGAGGGTGTCCAGGTTCGCCGCTATGCGCGACCATCTGCTGCCCGTGCTGTCCCAATAAAGGAAGGAGTTGCGCTGGATAGAGTAGATGAGCAAGCCGTTCCTCTTGGTTCCCGTGACAGCCGCCGTGTCGACCACCATCGGCGGCATGAAGCCCCTCGTCGCCCCGAAGCGCGGCCCTATGGAGAAATAGGCCGAGGTGTCCGTAGGAGCGTTACGGCCGACAGACATGCTGTTGCGGAAGATGTAGTCCGGCACGGGGTTGATCTGCTGACCGTTCACTTTTAAGGTAACTCCAATAAGGAGCAGGATGGATAGGTATCTCATTTTTGGAAAACTTTTATGACCTCGCCCAGACCAAGGTTTTCGCTAAAATATATTCTCTGCAATGCCTCAGACACCACACATTCGTTTGCTGGAACGTTAATCGTGCCTGGAAAACTTATTATATCAGTAGTCGCCCCGTTGCCCGTAGTTAATATCTTGCCCGTCAAAGGCTCATCCAAATACGCATCCAATCCTAAAGGCGCAGTTGTCAAATTAGCGAATTGATAGGATGCTGCCAATGCCGGTAGGGATGGCTCAGCAGTAGTGGATTCTATATACTCAAGTATATATATCAAGCCGCTTATAGTAGCATATCTGCCCTTCTTCCACTTTTGCTGACCGAGGTAGGTAGTAAAGTTTACGTTGACATTGTTGATGACCAACTGCAACCTATTGGTTGAGACCGAAGTTGTTGTAACGGTAAAGCCCGTCCAGAAAACCGCGTCTATTGCGCTTTTAAGGCCGTTCCTGACGCTTGTAGCAGTATCACCCGACTGTACGGTATACTTGGCAACTTGATTGCCGTAAAATACCGCGTATGTGCGTCCAGCGACCACTACCGAACCGACCTCATAAACCACAGTCCGAGACCCGCCTATGACGCTATTGGTAATAGTAAGCAGCCATTGATTGACTGAGAGAGTTACAAGCTTGACCCCATACCAAGAAAAGGTGCTTGTGGCCGTAGGGGTTGCTCCCGTGGCGAAATTGACCGTATGCTTTACACCTATCCCATTCCGATCTACAACCAAGACTTTCGTGCCTATGGTTCCTATGACGGGAATATAGTTTATCGCCTCCTCAACCTTATATGTGTTAGCCTTGTAAGCCATCAATCGACGTAGATTACCAAGATGTACTCCCCAGCACCCAAGGCAAAACCAAACTCAAGCTGACCCGTGTTGTCCGTGAATTTGACCTGATTGCCATTAGGTGTTCCCGCAAAGATAACCTCCAATCCGATTCCATTTCGGCGCACGTCCACGACCTCGTTGTTCACCAATACGGGGTCGGATATAGTAACCTCTCCACCCGTTGCCGTATAGTCCCAGGCTTGTACGTTATCGCCGCCGGTATCCACGGGAGTTTGGCTATATGCGGGATTGCCCGTCATGGACAAAGTGAAATTATAAGTTGCTGTACCCCCAGCATCCGCAGCCAAGGTAACCTCGTCAATCAAGCAAGCAACCTCATACGTCCGGCTGTTGTTCTGAGGATCCGTGACCGTATACTTGGCTAATATGATATCATGGTTCTGCTGATAGTCAATCAAGTCCAATGGGCTGTAAACGTTGCCCGATGGGGCTACTTTAATCAGGCCTGAACCGGTTATCGTGCCGGTAGTTCTGCTGTATATATAAGACCGCCATTTGGAGTTCTGATAAGGGGCAAGTTCAATTTTCTCGGTAGTGGTGGATATGCTAATGGATGTGCCGCAAGCAATGGGATAGTAATTCGTCCCAAGCTTTGCATAAAGCACCAATCCGTCCGCTTTTACAAAGTCACTCATAGTAGAAGTCGAATGTGTGTACGTCCTGATCGGTAGGGGCGTTATCCGTAACCGCCGTGTCGAATACTTCGATCAATGATGCCACCCAAGTGCAATTCATAAAGTCTATTTCCCTAAGATTGCTAATCCAAAATATTTTGGTCGGCGCGTCGTCTACAAATTTAATCGTATTTATCAATCCTATCGGCTCCTCATCTATGCCAAACCTAAGACCGAAGAAACTTGCCTCAAGCTTCATCTTATAAGACCGATTCATAAACCAACGAGCCAAAGCATGTTGACGTTTGAACGTATATCTTTCCGAACTATATCGTCTACGAAACCATTCGTCGCCGGTAAGAGTAAAGCCATTCATCTCGTAAATGGCTCCTTTTATGACATTTGTTTCAGCATCATCCAAATAAATAGTTTCACTGTAATTATTTACTACATTCTTTTGTATCGTATATCTGTCGTAGTCTCCTTTAATTTTTCTTTTCCTGTTTCTTTCAGCTTCAGAAGTTATATCAAGATTCAAATCCTTAAAATATACACCCTCATAACCAACATTTTCATAGTCTCTGAATAAAACAACGTTTATGTATCCATTTTTAGGTACCGGCTGATTGGATATTCCCAAATTATCGTCAAACCTTTGGCTATATGTGACCCATTCTTTAGGGACAGGGCCAATATAAAATATAGGCCTTATGTTTGCATTATTAGTATATTCAGACCATACTCTAAATTGAGAAATACTATTATCGAAAGTAGTCAATGCGTATTTCGTTCCATCGTCAGCATATAGCATTATGTATCCAAGTGTTATAGTAACAGATGAATCAAAAACGCCATTTGATTCTATTTTATATTGAAAATCAAAATCTACGTTGTCCCCTTGTTGAACATAAACATCGCATGATCTTGTGAAATTGTAATTATCATTAACTGAAAATGGACTTTCTTGTCCTAAATAGATATAATCATCTTTAACTTTATAATTTTCATATTCGATTCTTCTTTCAAAAACAGCAGTTGATGGAGTCGGATTTGTTACATCTATTTTTTGAAATTCCCAATCATTTACAGACCATTTTTCAGTTCCGGTTCCTCCTAAAAAATCTTCTGTCCGGATGCCTGAAGTAAATGACTCATTGCAAACTGCTTGTTCAAATTTATCCCAATTAAAATTTATTGTGGTTTGTTTGCTTGGCTTCTGATATGTTTTTAGCATTTCAGGGGCAATAGGCTTGACCGCTTGCTCAACGCCTACTTCAATATCGTACCTCCTATTCCTTGCTCCCCTTTGACCTGGAGTGGGGGTATTGAATTTGAATCCAACAAGATTCTGATCGGTAAATAATTCCTCAACACGCAGAATAAAGAAATCACCCAAATATTGGAACAATGTCTGCGACCAAGACCTATTAATTTTCTCAAGTATTGTATAAGCATCATCAAACTGACCGACTGACTGTTCAAAAGTCCGCGCGTCTATCATGCATTGGTCAATACCCGTTTGGTTGCTTGTGCTGACCATTGAGGTATGGAATAGATTGCTATATACTGTGTTTCTGCCGAACCTCGGTACTGCGTTTTCGATTGCGTACTCAATGAACGCATAGGGCGTATATGTACCTACGACATTCGCTCCATTGTCTTGCAACGGAATCTGCTTTAAGCGTCCTATCCCATCATCAGCCCTTAGTATCAGAATATGATTAGACGCAATCCAAGTCTCTTGGATGTCTTCTTGGGACAAATAGCCATACCAATACCCAAGATTTACACCGAAATCGAACTTGACCAATACATCCGTATCGTTGTCGGTTAAAAAATCCTCCATGTCTATGCCGGAAGCAGAAGCCAATATTTCAATAGTGGCTTGCTGCGGCCTTACGGGCTTGAAAATATCATCATCAGAATTAAACTCGCCAAGAACAAATGGCCTTGCACCGCCATATATCTCAATATAATCACCGTCATAATCAGCAAAGTCAAAAGTGACAACGCAATCGTCGTCTTGAACATTCTTAAATGCCATTCTGAATTTGACACCCATTATCCTACCCTCCCTATTCTTGCGTTAGACCTATCAAGTACACCGACAAGATCGGTTCCCCTTTGCACGAATACGACTTGTCCGGCCAATGCGAATCCTCCAGGGCCGTTTATGTTAGGGGCGGCTACACCGTTGTTACGACCAAAAAGTAACTGATCAAGGCCGCCCGTTCTACTTCCTATGCCTCCTCCTGCGCCCAAAAGACTCTTGAACAAGAAACTAAATCCAGCTGCACCACCACCAGATATTGCATTTATTATAGCGGCAAGTATTGCGGCTTGGGCTACTGTCTTTATCAGGTCTATAATTAGCCTTTTAAGTGCATTTCCCAAGGCATCGAAAATATTTTGCCCGTTTTCTATGGCATTGAATACGCTGTCGATGGCAGGGCCCAAAGTCTGATTGTAAACATTGGCGATACCTTGTATGGATGCCAAGTAGTTGTTCCAATTATCAACACCCTGCTGCGTCTTTAGATTGGACTCGTCAATCAATGTTTTCAGCTGGCCTGTAGCGGTCTTGAATGATTCGGGTAGCTTAACTTGCCCGAATACTTTGTCAAGATTAACGATATTCCTAAACGCCTCAGACTGCTCCTTGGCAATGTTTCTTGTTATGGTGATTATTTCTCTTTCGTATGCTCTGTCAAGATTCCGCAAAGCCTGGTAAAGAACAGTCTTGTCTTTTATTTGATTCCTCAATCCTTGCGCCCTAATCTCAGCCTCAAGAGCGGCAATCTCTATAACCGCATTGAGATAGTCTTTGTCGTTTATTTTAAGCGTTTCAACATATGCTTTCTGTGCCTCAAGTTCTGTCCGTAAAAGTGCAATTCTGTCTTGCGATGCTTTGTTCAATGCTTCAGTTGCATTTCTTCTTGCTTTTGTTTCGCTTTTTACACCTTCTGTTGTTTGTTTTTGCCCGGCAAGTACATCAGCATAGCCTTCAACTGCGTTATCAAGACCTTGTTTTAGCGTAATTAAATCTCTTGCAAGGCCTTGAACCTTTGTGCCTTGTTCAAAAAATGCGTCTGTAACTTCATTTATTTCTCGTTTTGCATTTTCTAATGTTGCTGATAATGGAGTTATATTTCTTTGTAGTCCACCTAATCCACCCGGTGCAACACCTGGAATTTGACTTAATTGTCTATTTTGTTTTTGTAATTCTTGGTATTGAGCAATAGAACCTCTTGCGTTTTTTTCAAGTTCCTTAAATGTTTGATTTTGCTTAAATAACTCAACATTTAGTTTTGCAATATCATCCGAAAATGCTTTAACAATAGCTTTACCAATAATTGTTCTTATATATTTTTGTGTAGCAATATCAAGATCTACTATTGCACCTTTTTCTTTAATAAGATTTCCAAATATTTCTTTATCTATTTCAGATAACTTTCTTTTAGCACCAAGCCTTTGTTCATTAGTTGCATTTTCATCTTTTATTACTTTTACTAATGACTGTACAAGGGCAATTTCGCCTTCTGTTGATGCGGCAGACTGCCCAGATATATCTACAGATTCTCTTTGTGTTTGTATAAACTTATTATAACTTTCGTTTGCCGCATCTATAGAATCAGCCCATGCATATTGACTTCTTGTAATTCCCTTTACCGCCTCGCTAAGACTTCCATATTTTTGAACAGCAGCTGTTATTAAAGAAATAACGGTTGATATAGCAATAGAAATTCCACCTACACCAAGTATACCCGATGCAAATGACTTAAAAGCATTTTTAACGCTTTTTTCTTCTCTTACTAATTGTTGAAACTGATCAAATAAAACAGGAAGGTTATTAGAAATTGCTATAAATCCAAATGGTAAGTCACGCACAACTTGATTTAATCCAAATATTGCTATTCTTGCCCTTCTTGTAGATTCGGTTGTATTATTAAGTACCGAGTTCAGCCTTTGCTGCTGTGCTTGAACATCCCTTATGGCATCCCCGTATTTCCTTATCTCAGCTTGATCGAAAGATTTTCCAGCAGCCCTTCTGAGTTCGGTCATGGACTTTGTAAGCCCATCTATGTTGAACTTCCCATCCTTTCCGAAATCAGCCAATCCGTTCTTGGCGGTAGCAAGACCCTTTACAAGATTGACCGTTTCGGTCTTAATTACTATTACTAATTCTTCCTGTTGCGCCATCTTCCAATGGTTTTAAATAACCCATTCTCTTAAACTTCTCAATCACAAGCAGATTATCTTTTTCCCTTTCGCGCTCAGTTCTTTTGTCATCGAAGTCCTCATCAAATGGTAATGGGAGGAATTTAGTCAAGTCTGATGCGACCGACTTTTTCCCTCCCATTACACTTGCAAACGTATGTATAATCAGCCTCGTCTGCCGCCAGGATTCAATCTTAGCCCTTTCGTGATGTTCCTTTGCTGCCATAAATTCCCATAACAGCATACACCGGAACTCTCGTATAGGGAGTTTCATATCCCCTATGGCATACCCGAATAACTCCTCATAGTCTATTTCTTTGCCTTGGGTTTGGTCGGTAGTTTTTTTTGGCTCTCTTGCAGTTTCTTGAGTGATTTAGATCCCTCAAATGCCTTGACTATATCCTCATATATTTTAGGATTGTCAACGAAAGCATCATCCAGGCAATCAAGGAACTGCTTCTTGCTCATCGGCTTTGCGTCCTCGTACAAGCACCAATTCAAATAGCCATGATAAGCCATCTGAACCACTATCGACACGCTGACGAACGCTTGCTCGGACTGCCCCTTGGCATTAGCCGAATCCAATACCCCATCAGCGGATATCGACATTATGGCTTGCATCCCGAATCGAATGCCGATGGTTTGGTTCTCAGCGGAAATTATTACGGTTCCGTCCGTCATAAAGTTGGTTTACCAAGTGATATCAAGCGTACCCGTCATATCAAGCTGGCCGGAGAAATTGATGGTAGATCCGGCATCAGAAACTTGGTCAAGGGTAGTCACATAAGCGGTTCCAGAGGTAAAGAAGTTTGCGCCCGACGTGCCGTTGTAAATCCTCCAATACAACAGAGTGCCGCCGTTCATCCAGCCCAGCATATCCTTGTAGGTAACCTGGGAGGCGGTAGGGGCGGTTTCGCAAATTGCGGCAAAGGGAACCGTAACCTGAAGGTTTCCGAGGCTTACAGAAATGCCGCAGAAGGTTTCAGTACGGGTCACGTCGCGGCTCATGTTAGTGCCGGTGGATGTCAGACATACGAGGGTTTTCCAAGAAACCCCGTCGGTGGAAAGCTCCAAGGGAGCGTCGATAGCATTGATAGCTGCCATTTATTGTCGTTTGTGCTTTTTACGAATCTTGTTGAACTTCAGCCCTATATCTTTCGATTTTGCGAATAACCCATTTTGTGTTATTCTGCTCACTAAGATACGAACTTGTTTCTCTATACAGATTG